ATTTACTACTACAGCAATTAATGCTGACATTACAGCAGGTAGATTTACGGTAGAACTGGAATATTCAGTATATTAATAATAATGGCTAGGGTTAAAAGCCCTAGCCTTTTTTTTAGGAGGAATAAAATATGGATGTAAAATCTGGCAATATCACAACTGCCACTACAACAACTGTGTTCAATGGCCCTGGAAGAATATTAGGAGTTTCATGGGTACAACCCTATAATGTTGCGGCGGGTACTATTACTTTATTGGATAGTTCCACAACCTTGGCAGTAGTTGATGTACCGAGAACGAATGATTCAGATGATGGAGACAGTAAATCTGTATCAGGATCTATAATGTTTCCGGGTAGGGGATTTAGATGCGAAACAAGCATTGTATGCACGAATGCTGTAACTACGCATGTAACAGTTTATTACAATTAGGATAAATTATGGCAACTTCTGGCACTAAAACGTGGACACTATATGTTGATGAAGTCATCGATGAAGCCGTATCCCGTATTGGAAGCGATCCAATTACAGGAAAAGAGGCAAGTAGTGCACGAAGAACTCTGAACATAATGATGCGTGACTGGGGAAACAGAGGCGTTCAACTATGGACAATAGATGAAACAACGCAAACTGTAACCGAAGGAACGGCAAATTATACATTGGACACTTATATTGTGGACATTACAGAGGCTGTCTTATCCAGAACTGAAAACAGTGTAAGAACTGATTTTCAAATGGCAAAGATTAATAGGGAGGATTATATGAACATCCCTGTAAAATCAACAAAAGGAAGACCATCTCAGTTTTGGTTGGACATGCAAAGGGCTGCCCCAGTGGTATACCTATATCCAACACCAGAAAACTCCACGGATGTCTTTCGTTATAAAAGAAGAAACAGAATAGAGGATATTACGGCCTCAACAGAAAGCATAGATATTCCAGATAGATTTTTACCTTGTGCCGTAAGTGGACTGTCTTTCTACATGGCACAGAAAAGACCACAGATTGACATTAATCGAAGACAAGAATTAAAACTACAATACGAGGAAGAATTCAAAAGAGCCTTGGATGACGGAAGAGAAAAGGTTGACCTTAGAATTGTTCCTAACATAGCGAGGGCGTAATGCCAAAAAAATTAAAGGCAAATGATGAAAAATGTGAAAATTGCACTTGTTTCTGTGATGCCTGCGAATGCACAAGCGACAACGGATGTCCAAAGTGCAACTGCTATGAAATGGAAGACAAGTAATGGCATTTGCCAGAGGTAAATTCGCCAAAGCTGTATCTGATAGAAGTGGATTGGCTTTTCCTTACAATGAAATGGTTAAGGAATGGAACGGTTCTTTGGTTCACTACAGTGAATTTGAAGAAAAACATCCACAGTTAGATCCAAAGAAACATATGGTTGATCCAGAGGCGTTGAGAAATGCCAAACCAGAGCTTAAATTGCATGGATCTGATCAACTATACAATGGATCTATCAGCACATTGGAACAAGCTCTTGGCATCAAGGCTTCTGAAAAAAGAATACGAGGAAGTTTTACTTTGGCATCAGGCAATACTCTAGCGACTGCATTGACATCTACTGCAGCTTTAGGTAGTATAACCATTAGTGTCTCATAAGATAAATTTATTTGTAGCAACACCAGCTTATGGTGGATGGTTGTGTGAAGATTACTTCCACTCCATGTTAGAATTACAGACCTTTTGTAGAAAAGAAGAAATACCCATGCGTGTGCAGACACTGGGGATGGAATCTTTAGTTACAAGGGCAAGAAATACATTGGTAGCGAATTTTTTAGATGATGAAAAGGCTACCCATTTATTTTTTGTAGATGCTGACATAGGATTTAGCATACCAGTCATAAAGAGAATGATGGACTTTGACCATGAAGTGGTCTGTGCACCCTATCCAATGAAACTCATTAATTGGAGTTCCATTCCACAGTTAGTCAAGGATGATCTGGACTACAAAACACTAAGTTTACCTTATGTGTTAAATTTTGAAGACAAGGATAATGTAGAAGTTAAAAAAGGTTTCGCAAAAGTATTGGATGCGGCAACTGGCTGTCTCTTGATAAAGAAGGAATGCCTTTTAAAAATGGTAAAGGAGTATCCAGACCTGCACTATAATACGGATCAAATTATAGACGGAAAGGAATACAAGTCCGAAAATACATATTTGTTTTTTGACACGATGAAGGATGAAGATGGACGATACTTATCAGAAGACTACGCCTTCTCAAGACGATGGCAAAAAATCGGAGGATCAATCTGGGCAGACCTCTCCTCAGACCTCATCCACTACGGACAATACAAATTCCAAGGGCAACTCTGGAAACATTTCGACAAAAAAACGTAAAGATGTAACCGTCAAGGTTACGGGAATATCATTCAAAATAACTAAGGGGGACTTAAATGGCTGATGCTACAGTTAAGCCTGTAAAGGCGACAATAATGGTAAATCCGGTAAAGGGTTTCATTAGAAAACTAACGCCTGAAGAGTCCAAGAAGTACGAAGAGAGGGAAGAACGACTTAAAAAAGAAGGTAAGAAATAATGGCTGATGATGCATCGATAACACTAACAGCAACTTTATTGCCAGATGAAATCGCTAAAACTATTAGTGGTTCCATGACGGTTTCACCTGATGATGCTAATGACAAATGGTATTACAAGTTAACGGCTTGTACAACAACAAGCACGGATTTAATTGCAGGTAGTTTTTTAGATTATACAGCCGTGGATGACGATACAGCACCAACAGCCGTGCATACGGCTGACAAAGTTAAATTTTTATTCATTAAGAATACAAGTACGGCAGATGGTGTTGTAGTATGCTTTGATGGTGGAACGGCAGCATATAATCTAGTTGACGGAGTATTCATTGGGCCAGAGCAATCATGGTTCGGGAGACTTCCAAATACAACAGTAGCAAATATACATGCTATATCTTCAGACATTGGTGATGCAGGAGATGCAACAGCAAATCTTATTGTCGCTGCCCTGATAGATGATGTGGCATAGGAGATAACATGGCAACAATGACATATTCCACTTTAACGCAGGATTTAAAGGATTGGATGGAAAATGACGGAACGGAGTTCTCCAATGAAACGGATAACTTCATCGGTCTGGCCGAACAAAGAATTGTAAGGGACATCGATCCACAGGCTTTCACTAAAAGTGCTTATACATCTTTTAATGTCAATGACAGATTTGTTTCCAAGCCAACCGATGCCTTGATTATAAGACATTTTTTGTATTTGGATTCTGATAGTAAAAGACATTTCTTGGAAAAAAGAACCGATGAATTCATTTATGACTATTGGCCTTTAGCGTCAACAACAGGAACGCCAAAATATTGGGCTGATTATAGGGATTCGGAGCTTCTCGTAGCACCGACTCCAGACACCGCTTTGACGATAGAAATAAGTTACGTTCAGCGACTGGATACGCTGTCAAGCACTAATACGACAAATTGGCTGACAATCAATGCACAAGAATTACTTCTGTTTGGATCTCTCATGGAGGCTTGCACTTTCTCAAAATCAAGGGAGGATCTTCAAATATACACCCAGAGATATCAAGCGGCAGTGGAGTCAATTAATAACCAATCAAGAAGAAGAAGAAGAGATGATTATGCGGCTCCATCAAATATAATGGGGGAAACTAACATACAACAAGCGACTACATAGGAGAAAATAAATGGCAATTTCGCAAACATTAACAGATGCGTTTTTACAGGATTGTTTAGACGGAGGACAAGATTTAGGCACAAGTGGAAACACCTTGAAGATAGCACTATACACATCAAGTGCATCCTTGGGTGCAACCACGGCATCTTATAACAATAGCAACGAGGTAAGTGGAACAGGATACACGGCAGGAGGGGCAACTCTTTCCAGTCAAGCCGTAGCTTTTGATTCCACCAACCAAGTAGCATACTTTGATGCAGCAGATCCAGCATGGACTACTGCAACAATTACGGCTCGTGGTGCTCTGATCTACAACAATACCAAATCAAATGCATCTATTGCAGTATTGGATTTTGGATCTGACTACACTTCAACAGCAGGCACATTCACAATTCAACTGCCATCTGCGGCATACAATACAGCTATAATTAGGATCAGTTAAACATGGCATCCGGTACAGGTGGATATAATGCTGCTGCATATGGCGACAATGGTTGGAATGACTGTGCGT